CGGCCGCCTGCTGGTCATCCACGACCAGCGTGTCAGGAGTCAAGCTGCGCCGACTGCTGGCCATCTTGCGCCAGAGCGCGGCCCCGGTCGGATGCATGAGCTCGAAGAAGGCATCCGGCATGACGTGCCCAACGGCCGCCAAGGCGTCGGCCCGATCCTTCCGAACGCGGAACCGTTCGCCAGGCGCCCGCCGGACGTTATCCACAATGCAACGTGCCACCGCCGTCACGTCAACCATCTCCTCCAGTCGACCCAACGGCAGGGCCGCCGAGGAGACCGAAGCCTCCCCGGCGTCCTGCGTCTGGCTCATCCGATCAGGACGAGGCCGGGACATCGAGGACCACGAACGGGCTATGCGGGTCCACCTTGTTCCCCGAGCCGTCCACCTTGTAGGCGTAGGTCGAGGTCGGGAGGGGGATGCCGCCGCCACGCGCCACGAACCGGTAGGTCGTGACGTCCTGCACAAAGGCCACGTGGATCGAGCTTTCCACCGTCAGGGCCTGCCGGAGGCCCATCGCGTAGAAGTCGCCGTTGACCAGCGCCACGTCGCCCTTGGTGCCGATCGTCGGGAGCAGGTCGGTGACGATGACCGGCAGCCCGAGGAGCAACATTTGCGGCTTGTCGCGCAGGTTCGCGATCCAAGTCACCATCGTGTTGTTCGTGGTCTGCAACGCGAACAGCTTGGCTAGCAACCGGCGGGAGACCATCCACACCGAGTTTGGGCCATGCGTGTGCTGCTGGTACATCGAGAAGGCATCCGCCGCGGTGAACGTGTTAGCCGTCGACCGATTGACCGCGATGAGCGCCGAGTTGTTGTCGTTCAGCGCCCCGAGCGGCTGGCTCGAGCCCGTGCCGTCGATCGTGATGTCTTCGTTCATCTTGTTCACGATCTGCCCGCCCACGGCCGTCGTGACCTCGCTGGGCAGCTCACCGGTGAAGTCATCGCCCAGCAGTTCGTCGCCGAACTGCGTGATCGCGGCATACTTGTACATCGTGAGCAGCCGCTGACCGAACGTCGGCTCGCGGGTCGGCTTGGTCGAGCCTTCGCCGACAATCGTCACGTTGGCAATCTTACCGGCCATCGGACGGTTGAGGACCGTGGTGCCCTCATCTTGGGTCAAATACGGTATACGCAAACTCCGACCCGGGACATTGTATCTCCGGGCATACTGGAACAGACCCGGCTGCTGGTTGCTCACCGAGAAGATCTCGGGCACCTGCGTGAGCGGGAGCAGGTACTCGCCGCCGTTGGTGGAGCCGGTGATCGTGCGGGTCATCAGGTCCACCTGCTTCAGCGCCTCTGCCTCGCGGCCATTGGCTGGCCCGCGGGTCGCCGCCCGGATGTAGCTGCCCACATTCGGGAATGCCTGCACGATGGCCGATCGCACCTCGGTCATGGCATCGGCCATACCAGAGAACTCGCTGCGGTCAGCGCCGGCATCGACGCGCACCAGCTCGGCATCGCCGCCCTGACGGGAGACTTCGGCATCCGGCGTAAACTCGGCCGCGGACTGGGCCCGCATCTCGAGGGTCCGGATCTCCGAGGTCATGCGCTCAACTTCTTCGGCCGTGTACGTGTTGCTCGGATCCACCAGGTCGTGGCGGATCTTGTGGGCCTGCTCGCGGAGGGCCGCGGCCGCCCGATTCTTGGAAACCAACGGGGTCTTCATGGGATCACCTCTTCGGTGGAATGACGGAAGGACTGGCGCACCGCCTCGAGGCGGATGGCCATGGAGACTGCCGACCCATGCGTGGTGGTCGCCGGACTGGTTGCCGGATGGGCGAGGGCCCGATCGGCAGACTCCGCGGCGGACGCGGTCATGGGATCTGACAGGGACGGCTGGGGGATCGCCCCATACTGCATGAGCAGCTCGGTCCGGTCAGCCGGCTCAAGGCTGTTCAACATCGTGGTGACCGCCTCGAGCACGAGCTCATGGTCGGACTTGGCCCGACGCCCGAGCAGCGAATCGGTCCGGGCGCCCGTCACGTCCGCGCCTGGCACGGCCGGCATGGGCGTGATGGAGACCTCGCGCAGCTCGATCTCGTCAAACTGCTCTGCGGCCTTGCCATCCACGTTGACCACGCGGGACTTCCGCGGCACAAAGCCAATGGAGAAGCCGGTGGAGGCGCCCGCGGCGATAACGGCCTTGACGTACTCGAGCGCGGCCCGCCCCTCTGGCGTGTCGAACAGCTCCGCGGTCATCACGAGGCTGTCGGCCATATCGGTCATGGAGGTGACCACGCCCACATGGGATCCGACGCGGCGGTCGTGATCCATGAGGAGCGGCACCTTCCGGTTGGCCACCTTCTGGTTGATGGTCAGGTTGGCGCAGCCGCGGGCAAAGATCGTGCCGTAGGAGTCCACCACGCCGTAGGTCAGGGCCACGCCGGAGACGCGGCCGGCGATGCCGGGCGGCAGCTCCGCCTCCGCCCGGAGCTCGACGCGGGCATCGGCCATGTGCCAGACTTTCGCCTTCATATCGGTTCCTCGTCGACCGTGGTGACGTAGCTCGCCAAGACGCAGCGGCAGTTGATGACCTCCTCGGGACCGCCGGCCGGGTCTAATGGATAGCTGAGCCCGTTGCTGAAGGGGTCTTCATACGGGATGCGGCCTTGGGCCATGCATTCGGTATGCGTCGGCCGCGTCTTGTCGTCCTCGAAGGCGAGCCACTCCTTGCTCTGATAGATGCCCATATCCTGAGCTTGGTCCCAGTTGCCCTGGCTCATGGCCCCGGCGGACTCGGTCCGGGCGATGGTCTTGGCCCGGTTGTCCGTGATCCGCTCATTGAAGACCGTGGCCTGCACCAGCCGGGCCGTCTCGGCCACGCTGAAGCCGGCCAGCTCGGCCGCTCGGATGGCCGCGGTCACTTCCTTGGCGGTCGTCTCCCCGATCAGCTCGGCCAGGCGAGCGGTCCGGCGATCAATCGCGGCCAGCACCTCCGGCGACTGCAGCGAGAAGGAGAGCCCGACGCCGGCGACTTGCTTGGCGCCGGTCATGTACATGGCCCCGACCAGATCCTCAAAGGCCGCCCGCCAGGCGTTGTAATACTCGCCGCCCGGCGCGTAGTCCTCGCGGATCCGGCGGTCGATCTCCTCGAGGATCTGCTTCGTGGTCTTGTAGGCCCGCTGGTCCAACCCGAACTGCCGCGGCATATCGGCCCGCTCCTTGGCGAACCGGTCCAGTGCCTTGGCAGCGAAGGCCGGCTCCGAGGCGTCCATCTCCTTGACCGCCCGCTGCCAATACTGGAACCGCGGATCCGCCTCAAGCTGCTCGCGGGTCATCTGCTGCCACCAGGGCGCAGAGGCCTCGAGCGCCGGCGCCTCCGGCATCTCGCCCTCGGGCTCCTCTTTAGGCTCCTCCTCGGGCTCCTCCTCGGGCTCCTCCTCCGGCTCCTCTTCTTCCTCGGGCTCGAAGTCCTCGAGCGCGTCCAGCATGGACAGCACAAGGTCCGCATCAAGCATCGGGAACGCCGCGAGCAGCAGCGACTCCACGGTCTGCCGCGGGAGCTCGCCCTCGACCACGGCCTCGAGCAGCTCGTAGACCGCCTTGAGCTGGTCGCCGGTCAGCGTGCCGGCAGGAGACTCCTCCTGCCGCGTGGCGAGGTGCGCCTGCAGCTGAAACCGGAGCCTCGCCTTCTGTTTGTCCTTGGCTTCCTTGATGACCTGCCGCATGAACGGCAGCCCTTGGTCGCCAACCACGAGCCACTTCACCTGGGCGATGACGCCGGCCAGCCGGGTATTCCGGCCATGTCGAGCGCCCCAGGCCTCGCGGAGCCGAACCGCTCGCTCCTCCGAAAGACCGTCCGGAACCCCGCCTCGCTTCGCAATCGGGGCCAGCAGCTGAAACTGACGGTTGCCGCGGATGTTGCCGCCCTTCCGCCAGAGGGCCGGCCAGTCCTTCTTGAGCGCCTCCGCCTCGGCCACCGGGAACAGGCCCCACTGGCTATTGCGAAGGCTCACCTTCTTGTTGTCGCCCTTGGCCGGAAAGTTGGTTAGGTCGGCCCGCTCGATGTCGCCGCCTTCCTCCTCATCTTCCTGCCCGGCCTCGTCTTCCTCGGCCTCCATCTCGGCCATCTCGCCCTCGGTCGCCTCGGGACCGGGGCCGGGGGTCGGCTCGTTATCCGTGGCCGGCGCCTCGGTGGCCACCGTCCGCGGGTCGATGACGGCCGTGGCCGCCGGCACGAGCTGGGTGCCCGTGGTCAGGGCGATCGTATCGGTTGGGATCGGGAGCGGCGGCAGCCGGAGTGCCCGGCGGGATTCCTCCCACGTCCGAAGGCTGGCCTTCCATTCTTCCTGCACCCGCTTCGAGGTGGCCGCATCATCTTCCACGAGGTCCCGCATGACGTCATGGTCGAACTCGATCCAGACGTCCCCGAACTCTGGCGCCAGCCAGTGGTTCATCTCGTCGATAATCGCGGCCATGATGGGCTCGATGGTATGCTGCACCAGCCGAGCCCGCGCCTCGACGTACTGCTGGCCGGACAGGCCGGCATCCGAGGTGGCACTGGCAATCCCGATCATCCGCGGGTCAACCCCGAAGGCCGCGCAAATGTCCTCCCGGCTCACGCGCCGGAGGTCGGGGAACTCGAGGTCCCGCAGGGTAAAGCCGAGCGGCTTGATGTCCCGCACCGCCCCGAAGAAGGCCGGCGTGCCCCGCTTGCCGCGGTCCACCACGCGGGCCCGGTAACGGTCCTGCATGGCCGTGGCGTCATCCTGCGAGGCCTCGTCCGAAAGCAAGACGGCAAACGTCGGGGTGCCGTCATTGGTCACGACCTGGCGCACGTAGGTCGTGGCCTCGTTATCGGCCGTCATGGAGGCGATGGCCGTGGCGCCTCGAGGGAAGCCGAAGACGTCCGGAAAGAACGGCCGCGGCATATCGAGGTCACGGAAGTGCAGCACATCCTCAGCCGGCACCGTCACGATGACGCCGGACCAGTCGCCGTAATCGTACCGCCGCGGGTCGCCCTCGGTATCCACCCAGACCGACTGGAGGGATTCCGGGTTGATGGGTCGGAGCGCCACCGGCGGCCGGGTCGGGCCGGGCCGTTCCATCTGAAACATGGCATTCCCGTAGCCCATGTAGTCCACCGCCAGCCGGGCCCGCATGGCGCGGGCGGTCATCCGCGGGCCGGGATAGTCCAGCAGCCGCTGCAGCGGGTGCGAGGCCGGCACCTTGCTCTCGGTGTTGCCCCGCTCGGTCAGCACCACGAACGGGATGGAGGCGACAATGTCGGCCACCGCTCGGATGCAGGCATGCACGACCGGATGCTTGCTGAAGCCTTGCACCCGGACCGTGTTGCCTTCCGGCTTGTACTCCTGCGGGTTGGCGGTCCGGACCAGCGCCATCTGCCCGGCGCCGGCCGGGAAGTTGGGATAGGTCACCGGCATGATGGCCCGTGCCTCCTCGCTTACGGCCTCAGCAGGGACCACGGCAGGCGCCTCTCCGCGCAGGATCCGTAGCGCGGTCGAGAGGCGACTGGTCAACGGCGGGCGGGAGTCAGCCACGCAACCTCACCGAAAAGGGAACGGCACCCGGTAAAGGCTACGGGAAAGCAGGCAAGCGAGCAACCGCCGCGGGGCCTTCTCTTGACACCTACACCACGAAAGGCGTGGCCCCAGTCAAGAGCAGCGCCGACAGGCCCCAGACCAGCGCGTCCACCCGGTCCGGCGAGACCAGCGCGAGCTCCGGATTGAAGCCGGCCATCTGGGCCTCGAGCAGGGGGAACTGGCCGCAATGGAAGATCCGGCCCTCCTGGTACAGGCTGTATACCGGCTCCGCTCGGGCCAGCTTGCCGCGGCTCGCCTTGACGTCGATGATCCGGACGCCCTGCGCCCGCTCCCCGAGCGACCGGATGACGGCCGCCACCATATCGCCGCCCTGGTTGGTCTCGGCCACGATCGAGCCCTTGTACCGCCGGGCTGCCTCGAGCGCCACGGTCGCCCATTCGTTGGGACTGTACCTCCCTGACAGGTCCTCGAGCACGTAGCCCTTTCGGTGCCGGTCGACCCCGACCACCACGATGCCGGTCTCGTCACTGGACTCGTGCGCCGTGATCGCCGGGTCGATGGCGACCAAAATACGGGAAAGATCTTCGGGGGGTCTGACAATTCGGGCCCGCTCTAGCTCGGCCCGCGTCCAGAGGAGACCAGCCACCTCGCGGCGCCACTCGCCGCCGTAGACGTGGGCATACCGGGCCGGGTTGTCCTGGCGGGTCCGATCAATCTTCTCAAGGAAGGAGTCCGACAGGTTGCCGCGGTTGTCCTCCCAGGTCGTGTGAATGTAGAGCGTATCCGGCCGTTTGGACTCCACAAACAGGCCATATAGGAAGTGGTCGACGCTAGACGGGTTGAGCGACAGGATGACGCGGTTGGGCCGGAGCTGCGACCGGATGGAGTCGTCAATCGTATCGAAGGTCCGGCGGTCCACGAGCTCCTCGGCCTCATCGAGGACCCAGGTGGTCACGCCTTGAATGGACTTGAGCTTGGCCGTCTGGTTGCCGCTGGAGGTCTTAATGCCGCGGAAGAGGATCCGGCTGCCGGTCTTCCGGTTCACGATCTCTTTCTTGGTAATCTCGAAGTCCTCGCCCTTCCCGAGGAGGTCGATCTTATCCACAAACTCCGGAATGATCGAGGCGTCAGCCGACTCCATGGTCCAGCGCGTGAACAGGATCACATGGCCCGGCTCATAAGTCAGGTTGAGCAAGAACAGCGCCACATGGAACGACTTCCCCGAGCCGCGGCCGCCGGTCAGGAAGGCATAGCGCCAGCTCGGGGTCGGATGGAAGAGCGGCCGGTACGGCGCCAGCAGCACGACCGGCGCCACGCCGGCTGCAGTCACGGCGTCATGATGAGCAGCCAATCCGCCTGGCATCGCTGCCATTGATGCTCGATGTTCATGTACTGCAGGAAGGCCGTGATCGCCTTCTGGCTGTACATATTGTGGAACGTATCCGGCACGTCGGCCACTGTATTGTAGAGGATGCGGTCCTCCTCGGCCTCAGTATCGAGGCGCCAGAAGACCGCGGCCGCCCGCTTGGCTGCCACGTGGCACATGTTCACGAGCGCCTGGCGGTAGTGCGGCAGATGCTCGAGGACGTGCCGGCAGTAGACCAGGTCGAACTCGTTGGACAGGTAGGGGATGGCCTCAACCGAGCCCTCTACCACGCCGTAGCCTTTCGACCGGCCGAGGTCGACGATCCGCGGCGTGACGTCGATGGCGCGGTAGTCCACATAGGGCAGCACAGACCATATCGTCTCGGCGTCTATATAGATGCCGGGGCCACACTCGAGGACCCGGACCCGGTCTCGAACGTCGCCGGACCAGATCGACTGGGCGAGCGCCCCGACCGCCTCCCGGCTCGAGCGGTCCGAGTCTCGCAGCCAGCTGGCGAACTCCTCGGATCGGGCCGGCAGGTTGTCCTGCCACCACCGCTCGTGGCTCTTCATCCGGCGTCCGACCAGACGATGGGCGGCGTGATTGGCTGCCCGGCCGAGGTAATGTCCACATTCTGCTTGGCCATGCCATAGCCTCGATTCAGGAGGAGCTCCGCGGCCCGGACGTCCCCGGCCTCGGCCTTGTGCCGGAGCGCCTCGAGGATCCGCTCGAGGTGGTTGCGGCCGGCCTCGTCGCCACCTAAGGCCCGTGCCATGGCCTCCTTGAGGTCCGGCAGCTTGGGTCCGCCGGCAAGGTTCCGCCGCGGGTCATGGCCCTTCCTGAATGGCTTCAGGTTCGCCACACGTCCCCGCTTTTTTTCCACAGTCATGCCACAGTCCTCCGGCCGTCAGAACGGCGAGCTGGGCCAGCCGGTGCCGGCCGGACTGGAGGAGGGCGGCGATCCGGTCCGCTTGCCCCACTGGGACAGACAGACGGCGTACCGCTGGGCTGGGTCAGGATATTCGGCGCCCATGGTGTCATCAGCCATGCAGGCCTGCAAGAAGGTGGCCTTGTCTTGGCCGGGGGTCGGTTCAGGGATCGGCATGGAGGGGGGCGGTCAGAAGGTACAGGCCACAGGCGAGGAGGATGACCAGCAAGGCCAGCGCCTCGCCGAGCTCGAGGAAGAATCGGCTAGGCCGCATTCGGCACCTCCTCAAGCTCGAGCGTCTCATCGACCGTGCAGCCGTAATGATCCCACAGGAGCCGGGCGTAGCGGACGGCCGCCAGGTGATCGTGGTGGATATGGCTGATGGCTTCCGCGCCACCGGTCAGGATGTCGGCCAATGTCTCGACGACTGGAAGCGGGCGATCAGGTGCCTCGTCCATCGGGCCTCCTAGTAGGGAGAAAGGATCGGGATGCCGACCGGCACGTCAGGCTGGCGCTTGTCCTGGGCGGTGACGGGAACGATCGGCGGCACGGCCGGCGGCAGCACCACCTCCCATTCGGCCAGCTCGGGGGGCAAGGGCCCGACCTCGGCGCCGGCTTCTATGCGCTCGGCCCGCCAGGCCATGACGTCCTCCACCGAAATCGTCAGTTGCTTGCCTTCACGAGCCCCGCGGTTCGTCGACTTCTTCGGGGTCGCGTCGAGCGGCTTGCCGGCGACCCAGCCACCGGCCAGTCCGGAGATGCGCTGATACACCCGCGCACGGGAGACCCCGACAATGCGGGCGGCCACCGGCACGGTCAGGTGCCGGCTCATGGGGTGCCGGTTCCGTTGAGGTACTGCATGGTCACCTCCCACGCCTCATGGGCGCTGGTTACAATGTGGACCGCCCAGCCATGGAGGCGCAACCGCTCATGCCAGAGCGCCTGGGCGGGCGTCACCCGGCCGGATCCGGTCGGGCTCTTGAACTCAAGGGCCAGCCCGATCCGATTGGAGCCGCGGACAAACAGCATCCAGTCAGGGGCCCCGGCCGAGACGCCCTCAGCCTTGAGGATGGCCGCCTCGCGGGCAGACCGTTGGCCGCCGTTCGGGATGGCACAGGCCGGCAGGTCGCGGGTCTTCGGGTCCAGCCGGAACCGCTGGACGTAGAGCCGCTGCTCTTGGCTCTCGAGGTGCTGGCGCTTCGGACTCACTTGGCCCGTCCGAGCTGGGCGAAGCAATGCCGCGGTGAGCTGCATCGCTTGCGGGCCTCGATGAGCCGGGCCTCGAGGATGATGAGCTGCGACAGGATGGCCGCCACGTCCAGCCGGTAGGTGGCGCCAGGTGCCGGGGTCGCCTCGTCGCAGATGACATACCGGGCCATGATCTCGCGGAGCGGATGCGCCATGGGGTCCACCGCAGCCGGCGAGGGGCGAGCCGCCGCGGCCTTCTTGAGGGCTGCCCATTCCGCGGCCGTGAACGGCTCCGGCAGACCGCCCGACTCCGCCTCGAGAACGGTCAACGGCCGGCGCTTCGGGCCAGTCCCAGTCCGGATCTTGTCACCGGACTTCATTGGCGACCTCCTTCTCCGCCGCCGCGACCCGCCCCACAGCACACATCCGGCGCACCAAATCCTGCGCGGAGGTTTGCAGCTCGGCAACGGTTGGGGCAAGCGCATCCCATGCCGCAACCCCTGCCGCAGCCCCTGCCACAGTCCCTGCCGCAGCCCCTGCCGCAACCCATGCCACAGCCCGTGCCGCATCCCATGCCGCATCGTGTGCCGCAATCCGTGCCGCAGTCAACGTCTGTTTCGACGCGATTGCCGCTGCGGCATCGACCAACGGAGCCAGCCGCTCAATACGCACGGCATGGTCTGTCAGACCGGCCTCGCGCAACCAACGAGGCGTATAGACCCGAACCGCCCAATCAATCGCCATCCATGCGCGGGTCTGCTCGTCCGTCTCCGTCGTGCGGGTGCCGATAATCTCCGGCAGTAACGGCATCAGCACACGGGTCCGATCCGCATCAGGCAGCGCATCGTTCCACGACCGCATGAACTGTGCAATCACCGGAGACGCGCATTGCGGCGCATCGCTCCACGGTTCGCCAGCAATCCACGCCACCGCTTCCATCGCACACATCGCCCCGCTGTCTCCGTCGTGAGCGCCACGGTCTAGTATGGTGATCTGCTGGAGCTTCGCTGTGTCAATCATCGGGTCGTCTCGGTTGAGGTTTCCTGCTCCGCCGCCGCGACGGCGGCACGGATGGCGTCTGTCAGGTCTCCGCCGTAGTTCAGGACCGCCGCCTTCGTCACAGCCTCACTCGGCTCCCGGAGCTTGGCAAGGATGGCCCGGAGCCGCACAATCTCGTCGGCCATAACGTCCCACTGGTCAATGCCAAACTCCTTCAGCACATCCTCGCGGGTCATGCGGCCTCTGGATTGCTGCCCTTGCGGGCGAGGTACCGCTGGCGGTCGTACTGCTTGCGGCGGGCCTTGGCCTCCGGCGCAGTCCGGCTGGCGTCATTCGAGGCCTTGAGGTGCTGCTTCCCGCACGGGTCACAGAAGACGGCCTGCGGGTGCGTGTTGGACCGGAAGGCCCCGCACTGCCAGCACCGCCCCATCTTCCTGGCGGTGCAGCGTGGGCAGACGGCGAGGAAGCCGGTGGCCGTCCGGTAGGTGGTCTTGGCCTGACCGCAGGTTCCGCGGCCGGTGATCCATTCCTCGCAGCGGCGAAGCGTCTCAGGTCGCATGGTCAGGTCCCGAAGGTGCTGATGCGGGCGTAGTCTTCCCGGCGCAGAAAAGTCACGGTCCCCTCCGGCAGGTCTTCGAGATTGCCGCGGCGGTCCAGTTGGCTGACCGTGAAGACGAACTCATCCCGCGGCCACATCTCCCGCTCATACGGCTTGAGGCTGGCATAGAGCGCGTCCGTGTGCGCCTCGAGGGCCGGCAGGAGGAGCGGGGCCACCTGGGCGAAGTCGTCCGTCACGACCCGCCAGAGGGTCATATGCTGGGCGCAGCTGGCCCGCACGATATACATGGAATCCGGCATACTAGTCTCCCGTGAGAAGTGAACGCGGGGTCGCGGCCCGCGTCTCAGAAAGTGAGGGTCCCGCGGTAAACTGTCAAGAGTCAACGGCGAGACGCTCGGCGAATCGAAACATGGCCATGCTCTCGCGGAGGTCGGCCATGGCGCGGGCCTCCGTGACGGTGCCGAGCTGGGCATCCCAGCGCCAGAGGGCGGCCAGCACGGCCTGCTTTTCGGCCGCGGCCACCTGCAGCTTCTCGAGCTCGCCGGCCATGGTCGCCTCCCGGTCCTCGCTCTCGCGGAGCCGCCTGGTGCGCCGCTGCAGGATGGTGGAGAGCTTCTCGAAACTGGCCTCGTACGCCTCGGTGTATTCAGCCAGGGCCCGGAGCCGCTTGATGACCGTGGCCCGCGGCAGACCGTCGATCGTCTCAAGGCCGAAGTCGGCCAGTAACTGGTCCGCGGTTCGCATCAGACCGCCGCGGGATGCAGGATCGTCTTCACGTGGACGGCCACGAGCGGGGCCACCAGCGGGTCCGCCTGCAGCAGGACATAGAGGCGCCGGAGCAGCATGAGCTCCTGCCACTCGTCGCCCTGCGGCACGAGCCCGGTCGGCTTGGTGAAGGGCACCGAGGGCCAGAGCAGGCAGGCCTCGCCAGGGCCGCATTCGTTGCGGCATTCGATCTTGGTGGCAGGGCAGAGCCGGGTCATGTGGTCTCCCGTGGCGGTAGCGTGACGCCCTCGCGGAGGGCCCAGACAGTGAAGCCATTCCGGGTCCCGACCGCCTCGAGGAGACCGGCCTGCGTCAGCTCGGTCCGCCGCTTGCCGACCGTGCTGTGGCTGTAGTCTCGGAACTCCGCCAGGTGCCGCAGCTCGTTGTCGGTCCAGCCGTCCGGGCCCGCCGCGGCCATGAGCTCGAGCACCCGCCGGCGCAGCGGGTTGAGCTTGGGGATGATGCAGACCGCGGCGGCCACTGAGGTCGGCGCGTCGGGCGTCCGGTGCAAAGGCCCCGGCGTGGCGAGCTCTAGCGCCGTGGCAAAGAGCGGCAGGTCGCCAGTCATGCGACCTCCGCGAAGGTGTCCTCATCCATCGAGGCCACTTCGGCAAACATATCCAGCGAGTCCGATTCGTCGCGGCCGCCGTGCTCGGCGATCTCCACATTCTTGAGCGCCTGGCGAAAGTAGGACGTCTTGAGCTCGGCCCCGACGCCGCGGCGCCCCAGCATGACTGGCACATAGACCTCACTGCCGACGCCCATGAATGGAGTCATGACCGTCTCGCCGGGATTGCTCCAGAGTTGCACGATCCGCTCGATGACATCGAGCTGCAGCGGATGCACGTGCTTCTCATCATCCGGGTCCTTGGCATCTCGGAACGGGAGCACCCGTTCAATGCGAACGTCATCCCAAAACGCGCTCGCATATTGACGCCATATCCAATGAGAGAATCGGTTCTCCGTCTGCTTGCCAGTATATCCACGGTATTTCAGGACATCCTTCGGGATCTCTCGTGATCCAGCATAAGTCAGCAGCCCGACCGGATGCGCGATCGGGATCGGGTTCTCGCCGGACCGGCGGAAGACCAGCACATAATCGGCAGAGGCAACCCCGCATCGGGACGCATCGTCCACGATCGTTTTGTGCGCCAAGTTTTTCGCCATGGTCCGGAGACGCACATGGAGCGGCTCCTTCCAGACGGCATACCGAGCGACATACTTCCATCCACATCGCTCGTGGAGGCGAATAATATCGCCGGGGAAATCGGTCAAAGAATCGCCCTTGCCGCTGTTACTGTTCGGAATATCCATGCAATGCACCGCGGTCATGCGGCCCGGCATGGTAATCCGGTGCAGGGCCCGCACCACGTATTCGTAATGGGCAAAGAACTGCTCGTAATCATTGCTATTCGAGAGATCGCGTTCATCGCTGGAATAGTTGTACAGTCCACCAAACGGTGGAGAATAGATTGACAGATGCACCGAGGCCGCCTGCATGGCCTGCATGACTTCCACGCAGTCGCCGTTGTAAATGGCCGACCGATCGGTTACGCGACTGAGGACAGCCATGACGGGATCTCCAGAGTTAAAGGCTGACGGACCGGGCGAGTCATCGCCATGGCCGCGGACATTTCCGAGACAAGGTTGGCAAACATCTGCTGCGCCTTGGCTTGCTTATGCTGCAGGTTGGCCAAGACCTCCCGCTCGCCTTCACTGGCCACGACATCGACCACAACCGGCCGCGCTTGCCCGAAACGCCATTGCCGGCGGACGCTCTGGTAGTACTGCTCAAAGCTGTGTGAGGGAAAAGTGACCATGTGAGCGCAATGCTGAAAGTTAAGCCCCCACGCGCCGATCTTTGGCTTTGTTACGAGGACTCGATAGTCGCCTCGCTGAAACCCCAGCAGCTTGCGCTCCTTGGCCTCATCGTCATCATCGCCAGAGACCTCGATGGCATCCGGGATCAGCTTGGCCAAAAGCGCCGACTCCTCATTCAGGTGGCACCACACCGTGGCGGATTCGGTATGCGCGTTGACTAGATCCGCGGCAAACTGGCACCGGTCAGGAATCGTGCGCCGGCGTTCATCGCGCTGCTCTTTAAGGCCGACAGCCGGAAGGGCAAAAAGCATCCCCTCTGCCAAGGTGGCCGTCTCCACTACGTGCAGGCGCTCGAGCAGCTCAGGTAGCAGGTGCCGTCCATTTGTAAAGCCAAGGTCAGACGGTTGACGCATGGCGCGGGCCCAAGAACAGACCCAGCGCCAGAACGGCCGTTCCGCGTGGCCCTTAAATCGCCATTGAATCGTGCGACCGCCAATCCGACCAGTGGCGCTGTTGTTCAAGTCATTCCGAAAGAATTTGTTGAGCATATCCATATGCCCGAGATAGCCTAACGCCTCAGAAGAAGTGCCCAACTCCGTGAAGTCATTGGGCGCCGCCGTTGCGGTGGCCAAAAGTCGATAGGGGCGCTTCCGCATGAAGTCGGTGATCTCGGTCCGGCGGGCCCCGTCAAAATTCTTGAGAATGCTGGACTCGTCACAGACCACACCGGCGAAGTCCGAAGCCGTGAATAAATGGAGCCGCTCGTAGTTGGTAATCGTGATGCCAGGCGCGGCCGTACCATCCTGCGACCGCGTCACCCGGATGCCAAACTTGTCGGCCTCCTCCACGAATTGAGCACCGACCGCCAGTGGAGTCAGGATAAGCACCTTTCCCCCCGTTTGGCGCACCACATTCTCCGCCCAGACCAGCGCCATCGGCGTCTTGCCAAGGCCACAGTCCGCGAACATCGCCGCGCGGCCTTGCTCGACGGCCCACGTCACGAGCGCGGCTTGATAATCAAAGAGCCAGTCAGGGACAAAAGCCGGCGTGAATCCGTCGCGGCTCGAGAGATGGCGCTTGCCATCCAAAAACTCCGCGTAGCCGCTCATCTGGCCACCTCGCCCAGGCGATACGGCGCGTCTGAGATGCTGGCCCAGAGGTACAGCAGGCCGACCAGTAGGAGACTGAACCGTGGGTATCGGTCACACAGGCGCTCAAACATGGGCCGCCTCCTGATTGCCAGTCCATGACCAGGACATCATAGCATCGCGCAGGCTCATGGCATTGCGATCATCCAAAGAAATGAGCCGCG